TTAAAATCATTCTAAACTGGTAGGGCAGGCAGGGGGGTCAGCATCGGCCTGTTCTGTTTTCACACACCAAAAAAATTACTCAGAGAAATTCTCCGTAGATTTTTGTTGACAACTCTACAAATCCGCGCTAGTATATATCTATAGATTGACATTTTAATATCTATGTGTTATAATTAGCTATTATGATTAAAAATTATAAATTATTATTCTTTTCAATAATTCTTTTGTTCTGTGTATTCTTTTCAATTGCTGTAAATGCAAAAGACAAAGAAGTTGCATTAGTTTATTTTCTTTGTTTTAATAAACAAGATGTAGAAACTATTATAACTGAAGATAAAAAAGATTTTAAGAAAACTAATATGATCTTTACAATGTTTTTAAAATTTGGAAGTTGTGTTTTAGTAGAGCCTGTATTATTTGAAATTAATGAAATATTAGAAACGTATACAGATTCACAACAACAAAAAACATACTTTGTTTCCATGAAAGATAAAGCAGATAATACATACTACTCGTTGTTAAAAGAAAAACCAAAAGGACATGCAATTTGATTTATCCTGAACACAAAAAAGTTTTAAAGGAATCTCAAGGACGTTTTCGTACTGTGTCCCTGTTCCGTGAGTTTTATTTGAAAGACTACGAACCTTTGTGGACATTGAAAGATGAAGACCCCCAAGGTATTCTACCAAGTTTAAAAAAATTATATATTCAATCTGAAGACCCCACTGAATATGAATTTGCCATGCAAGCTTTTGGTTCATGGCAGCACTGGCTTAAAATCAAAGCATCACCACAAATCAAACCATTCATTGAAGATTGGCCCATTGAATTAGAAATTGCACTCAGGTCAAAAGGTATTCTACTTATTGCACAAGAAGCCTTAATAGGTAAATCAAAATTCAATGCAGCCAAGTTTTTGGCAGAGGGACAATGGAAAAAATCAGAATCTCGAAGGGGCCGTCCCAGCAAGGAAGAAGTTCAAAGGGAACTAAAAATTGCTGCAAAGCTGGATGCGGAGATCGGTGCAGATGCGGAACGTCTGGGACTGACGCTGGTCCAAGGGTCCAAAGACAATGCCAGTGCGTAAAGTAAAATGACAATTGATCATAAAGAAGAAATTAAACTTGCAGCAGAAAAAAGTTTAGTTTCCTTTATTCGTCTTGTTGCTCCACAAACTGTACTAGGTTCTGTGCATGAAGAACTTTGTCAGTGGTGGACCAGAGAATCCAAAAAGAAATATCAACTAACACTGTTACCACGAGATCATCAGAAGTCCAGGATGATTGCCTACAGGGTTGCATGGCATCTGACAAATCATCCTGACCATAGGATTTTGTACATTTCGTCCACATCTAACCTGGCTGAAAAACAATTAAAGTTTATCAAAGATATTTTAACCTCTAAAATTTACAGGCGGTACTGGCCTGACATGGTAAATATTGATGAGTCAAAACGAGAAAAGTGGACTAACTCAGAAATTTCATTGGACCATCCTCTTCGTAAAACTGAAGGAGTACGTGATCCTTCTATTTTTACTGCCGGTCTTACCACTAGTATTACTGGCCTACACTGCGATGTTGCCGTTATGGACGATGTTGTTGTCTATGAAAATGCCTACACTAACGAAGGACGGAATAAAGTTAAATCTCAATACTCCCTTTTGTCATCCATTGAAGGAGCAGAAGCAGAGGAATGGGTTGTAGGTACACGGTATCATCCAAAAGATTTATACAACGATTTAACGGAAATGCAGTTTGAAGTTTATGATACCAATGGAAATGTAGAACGTTTTGAATCTCTTTACGAAAAGTTTGAACGTCAAGTAGAAGATATTGGTGATGGTACTGGAGAATTTTGTTGGCCACGACAACAACGTTCTGATGGTAAATGGTTTGGTTTTGATCGAAACATTCTGTCACAGAAACGTGGTAAGTATTTAGACCGCACTCAGTTCTTTGCTCAGTATTATAACAATCCAAATAATCCAGAAGGTTCTGGTATTTCCACTGATAAATTTCAATACTACGATAAAAAGTTCTTGACAAGAAGTGGTGGAGTGTGGTATTATAAGTCACAACGGCTAAATGTTTTTGCAGCCATTGACTTTGCCTACAGTTTAAACAAACGTTCCGATAGCACAGCAATTGTTGTTATTGGCGTTGATGGTTCTAATAATATTTATATTCTTGATATTGTCAGATTTAAAACTGAAAAGATTATTGATTACTATCAAGAAATTTTAAATGCCCATATCAAATGGGACTTCAGAAAACTACGAGCAGAAGTCACTGCTGCTCAGAAAGCAATTGTACAAGAATTAAAATACTCATATATTAAACAAAATGGTTTGGCTTTGAGTATTGACGAACATTCTCCATCCAGACACCAAGGTTCTAAACAAGAACGTATCAGAGCCATATTAGAACCTCGTTATGACAATCTTTCAATCTGGCATTATTATGGTGGTAACTGTCAGATTCTGGAAGATGAATTAACATCTGAAAATCCGCCACATGATGATGTTAAGGATGCTTTATCGGCAGTCATTGAAATTGCAATTCCACCAGCACAAAACATGAGGAACAGGCAAAGTAATAATGTTGTTCCTATTTTTAATTCACGTTTTGGTGGCGTAGCTTACGGATAATTTGGAGTTACTATGGCAGGAAAAACTTTAGAAGTTGCTGACATTATCGACGGCGTCGAGCAATTTGCAGAATCAATTTCAAATCAATTCGTAGAATGGAATATGCTACGTCAAGCTTGGGTTGATGAAAAGAAAGAACTACGTAATTATCTTTTTGCTACAAGTACCAGAGATACTACCAACAATAAACTCCCTTGGAAAAACAGCACCACCACTCCAAAGCTGACACAGATTAGGGATAATCTTCATGCTAACTATATGGCTGCATTGTTTCCCAATGACAATTGGTTAAACTATGAAGCTGATGATCGTGAAAGTGCAGACGGCGACAAACGCCGTATTATTGAATCTTATCTAAAAAACAAAACACGTAAAGGAAATTTCCGTAATGTTATTTCCACACTTGTTTATGATTTTATTGATTACGGTAATGCATTTGCCACGGTAGATTACTTTGATGAAACAAGAGTAGATGAAGAAACTTTAGAAGAAATTCCTGGCTTTGTTGGTCCGAAAGTATTACGGATTAGTCCATACGATATTGTATTTAATCCATTAGCCTCAGACTTTGATTCGTCTCCAAAAATTTTACGTTCAATTAAAACTTTAGGTGAATTAAAAGTTGAGATTGAAGAAAATCCAGAGCGAGGCTATCTAGAAGATGTTTTCAAACTTATTGTCAATAATCGCCAAAAAGTTCAAGCAGTCAGCGAACAAGATATGGCAAAGTCCGAAGCGTACCAAATTGATGGTTTTAGTTCTATTCATCATTATTATCAGTCTGGTTATGTAGAACTTCTGGAGTTTATTGGAGATATCTACGATCAACATGAAGAAAAACTTTATAAAGATTATATCATTACCATCGTTGATCGTAAACATGTTATTCGTAAAATTAAAAATCCAACTTGGCGCAAATCTTTAATTCGTCATGTAGGTTGGCGTTTACGTCCTGATAACCTTTATGCTATGGGTCCACTAGATAATCTTGTTGGCTTACAGTATCGTATTGATCATTTAGAAAACTTAAAGGCAGACGTATTTGATTTAATTGCACACCCAGTTATGAAAGTACAGGGTTACGTTGAAGACTTTGATTACGGACCCAATGAACGTATCTATGTTGGTGATGATGGTAACGTAGATTTTATTCGACCTGACCCCACTGCTCTTAACGCTGATACTCAAATTGCTGTTCTGGAACAACGTATGGAAGAAATGGCTGGCGCTCCTAAACAAGCTATGGGTATGCGTACACCAGGGGAAAAGACAGCATTTGAAGTACAATCTCTTCAGAATGCAGCAGGACGTATCTTCCAAAATAAAATTAATTACTTTGAACAAATGTTTGTTGAACCTCTTCTTAACGATATGCTTTCTGTTGCACGGCGTAATTTAAATTCTAAAGATGTTGTTAAATCTATTGATGATGCTCTTGGAGTACAAATATTTGAAAATATCACAAAAGATGATCTTAATGCTAATGGCCGTATCTATCCTGTGGGTGCTAGACATTTTGCAGCTAAAGCTAATCTTCTTCAAAATTTAACTCAGCTTGCAGGATCAGCAATTGGTCAAGACCCTTCAATCAATATTCATTTGTCTGGTAAAAAAATGGCTAAACTAATTGAAGAAGTTCTTGACCTAGAAAAATATGGAATATACAAAGAAAATATTCGTATCTTTGAACAACAAGAAACACAACAACTTATCAATACTGCTCAACGTGAAGTAGATGAGCAACAAGCTTTTGCAAATCAAATGGCTGGAGTATCCAATGAAGCGCAACCTCTCAACCCTATGGACATCGCACCTACAGGGGCAGAAGGACAAGGACCAGTTTAAAGAATACATTTTAAATTCTAGTTCTTTATGGGAAAGATTAAATACTATTCTTGAAAATAAACTGACTAAAAATAAAGAAACAGATTATAACAATGCAGCTTGGGCATACTTCCAAGCAGATCAAAATGGTTACAATAGAGCCTTAAAAGAAATACAAGAAATTTTACCGTTGACAAATAAATAATTATTTGTTATAATAGATTATAAATAACATAGAAAGGACCAATATCTATGTCAGCTTTTGACCAAGTAAGCACCCAAGAAACGAATACAGTACAACCTTCTTCTGAACCAAGTGCATTTGAAACTCTTGTAGGAGAAGATCGAAAGTTTAAAAATCCTGAAGACTTAGCCAAAGGTAAGCTTGAGGCTGATAAATTTATCGATCAATTAAAATCTGAATTGTCAGGACTACGAGAAGAGTTAAACAAACGTCTAACTTCTGAAGAAGTTTTAGAAAAGATTCGTGAAGAGAATAAAAACTATGTCAGTCAACAGGGGGAGAACACCACTCCTTCACTTAGTGAAGACAAAGTTGAAGAGTTAGTTAAGAAAACCCTTGACTCAACTCGTAATGAAGAAACAAAAATTTCAAATCTTAAAGCTGTTGACAACCGGCTTGTTGAAATGTTTGGCGATAAAGCAGGACAATGGTTATACAAAAAGTCTCAGGAGCTTGGCGTAAGTCCAGGATTTCTTGAAGACGTAGCAAAGACTAGCCCATCTGCTTTCTTCAATACTGTTGGATTAACCGAATCCAATATTCAGAATAAATCTGGTGTAACAACTTCTTCAATTAATACTGAAGTATTACAAACAGTTACCCAGAAAACTCAGGCTCAAGTTGGTACTAAACGGTACTATGATGAGATTAAGAAATCGGACCCAAAACGTTATTGGTCGCCCGCGATTCAAAACGAAATTATGAAGTCCTTTCAAGAACTTGGACCTGAAAAATTTAACAGTTAACTCTTATGAGGTAAGATAATGGCTTTTACTACTCAGAATGTAAACCATCTTACACGGAGTTCAGTCTGGTCTTCACAACTAAAGGACGTTCTAGAAGACGATCTAATGGCGCAAAGCTACGTCAACTGGATGACTGAGTTCCCTGATGGCGACACTTTTAATATTCCTTCTATCGGTCAAGCACAGGTAGAGTCCTATTCAGAAAACGATTCAGTTACATATGCTCCTCTAGATACTGGTAATTTCCAATTTTCAATTACTGAGTATCTAGCTTCCGGTATCTACATTACCGAAAAGGCAAAGCAGGATATGTACTACATGAATCAGCTTGTTTCTCAGTTCGTTCCAAAGCAGGAACGTGCTATCATGGAACAGGTTGAATCAACCATTCTTGGTCTTCAGTCTCAACAGACTGCATCAAACCTAAACAACATTAACGGCGCTCCACACCGCTTTGTCGGTTCCGGTACTAACGAAGTTATTACCGCTGCTGACTTTGCCAAGGCCCGTTATAGCCTCAAGAAAGCTAATGTTCCCGACACCAATCTTGTTGCTATTGTTGACCCTTCAGTTGAATACACCATCAATACTCTTTCCAACATTGTCAACGTTTCTAACAACCCAATGTGGGAAGGTATTGTTTCTTCCGGTATTGCAACTGGTATGCGTTTTGTAAAGAACGTATATGGTTTTGATGTCTATGTCAGCAACAACCTTGCTGATGCAAACGAAACAATTAGCGGCGTAACAACCGCTGCTGGTAAGGCTAACCTATTCTTCTCAGCAGCTTCTGACGTACTTCCCTTTATTGGTGCTTGGCGTCAGATGCCAAAGGTTGATTCGGATTACAACAAAGATAAGCAACGTGACGAGTACGTTGTAACGGCACGTTATGGTGTAAAACTATACCGTCCAGAAAACCTAGTCTGTGTCCTAACCGACACCGACCAAGTATAAGGAGGGCTTTAAAATGGCTGCAAGTGAAATTCATGTAAATGCTGACGGTCTAGAAGTCCGGTATGGTTCAGAGAAGTCCACTGCTCGTAAGGGCGGTGAAACTAATCACGCTGGTGATGAGAATGAAGTTCGCATCACAATTACTGGTACAGAAGTTCCCTCAACTGACGCTCCTGTAGACAAGAAAGTAACCCTACCTAGCGGTTGCTATATTGAGGAAGCGGTTCTTGTTGTAACCTCTGCCTTTACTTCTGGCGGTGCTGCCACCCTTGACATTGGGCTTATGCTTGATGACAACGACGGCACCTACAGCACAAAGGACGATGACGGTATCGATGCTGCAATTGCAGTTGGTTCTCTTTCCGCTGATGCCCGCATCGTTTGTAACGGCGCTCTCGTTAACACCACTGTTACCGATGGCGTCAACGGCCTACCTCTTCCAATTTCGGTAGGTTACGGGACCGCAGCATTTACTGCTGGTTCCGCTGAACTGGTTATTCGTTACAAACTCTGATAACCAGTTCTGTGTGGAAGCTTGGGGTCAACTGGCGTAGCGTAAGCTTGTAAGTACCAAACCCCAAGCCTTCCTTTATTTTTAATAAGAGAATTTAGTATGGCCAATGTACAACATTCCACATTAACCGGCGCTGATTTACATGAGCCTAAAGGTGTTGGTGGTGCATCTACAAATACAGTTTATGTGGCAAACGGCTCTGGTTCAGGTACGTGGCAAAAAATAGCAGCAAACCAAATTAATACAACAAGTATTAATAATCTAAATAAAATTGTAATTACTACTACATTTGATGATATTTCCACTGCTCATTCACATTGGGTTACTGCACCAATTGCTGGAAATATCGAAAAAATTTATTCAGTTTTACATCAATCAATTGCAACTGGTGACACAACTCTGACTTTTAAAATTGGTGGCGTTAATGTTACCAATGGGGTAATTACTATTACACAATCTGGCTCTGCTGCCGGTGATATAGATTCTGCTACGCCAACAGGTGCCAATACTGTTACTGCTGGACAGGCAATTGAAATAGCCTCAGATGGTGGTACTAATACTTCTAACGCTATTGTAACTCTAACTATTGTTTTGGATGTAAGTTAATGGCAAAATTAACTACCACAGATTTAACTTCTCTTACAAATGAATCTACTGCCATTTTGCAAATTAATAATAATTTTGCATCCGTAGAAACTGCATTTGAAAATACTCTGAGTCGTGATGGTACAACTCCAAACAGCATGTCTGCTGATTTGGATATGAATGGTAATGATATTCTTAACGTTAGCCAAATTACTTTGGCAACAGGTTCACCTTTATTTGACGGTGGTATTCAATGGAAGTATGATACAACTACTTCTATGGCTGATCCAGGTACTGGTGAAATTCGATTTGATAACAGCACACTTTCAAGTGTAACAAATATTGCAATTTCAAATGTTACAAATGATTCTGGTAATCCAGATGTTTCTGATTTTGTAGTGACATGGGATGATAGCACTTCAACTTTAAAGGGTCATCTTATTATTCGTGAAACAGGATACCCACAAAATTTTGCAGTATTTACAATTAGCGGAACTATTACAGATAATTCTTCATGGTTACAAATTCCAGTAACTTATGTTTCTTCTGGCGGTTCATGGGCAAATGAAGATGTTTTAAGAATTTCTTTTGCTCGTCTTGGAGACAAAGGTGATACAGGTGCAACAGGTGCAACAGGCGCTACTGGTGCAACT